GGTTTCAGAATCAGGTGTCATTAAGGATATTTGATGAGGTTTGTGAGAATTTGGATGCGGCCGGTATTGAGGCATTAATGGAAATTCTTTTAGAGAAGAGTTATAGTAGTGGAGTGTATGTCATATCTCACAGCCAGGATATGCCTGCGTTTCAGAAGGTAGTTGTGGTTAGGAAAGGTTTGGGTGGGATTTCGAGTATTAGTAGCATTAGTGAGGGGGCGAAAAATGAAAAAAAGATTTAATAGAACTTTTATCCCTATTAGTGATGATACTATAGAAAATGATGATAGGCCTGAATTAGACCCATCTGATTTTTTGTCTTCATCTTTACACTTGGTGTACGATGAATCTAATTCAAGCAGAAGGTCTTTTGGAAGGAATGGTAATAGAATTCGTAAAGGAGGAAGAGGTGTCGGAAGAAAAATTAAATCTAAGAAAACATAAGTTATCGTGTGTAAGGTTGCCCATAGATTCTTTGGTAATGTTGCCGAATCCCAGGGTTCACCCAGAGAAAGAGATAGATGGTTTGGTTGAATCTATAAAGAAGTATGGGTTTTACGCTCCGGTGTTTGTTTCGGCTGTTGATAATACTCTTCTTGCTGGCTATGCGAGAGTCGAGGCTGTTAAGAGGTTGGGGCTAAAATATATAGATGCTATAAAGTTAAATATACAGCCAGAAGAGTATTCAATGGTTATGATTCTTGATAATCGTTTGTCAGAGATGGCGTCATGGAATTATCAGTTGTTTATTGAGACATTAGAGAAGAATATAGATACATCAGTTGACTTACCACCCGAACTTGGGATGTCTCTTGAGGAACTTACTGATTTAAGGCACTGGCTTGATGAATCTATGTCGTCTGGGATTGAGCTTGCTCAGCTTGTTGATGATACAATTAATCAGGTTGGCTTGCCGTCGGCATCGGAGTCGCAAGGAAAGATTGTTGAAATTACTTTAAGCATTCCGCTTAACGTTTGGGAAAATATTAGAGTCGAGCTTGATTCTGATTTGGTTTCTTTGGTCCTTAAATTCAAGGATATTAAAGTAGCTACTCCAAAAATAAGACGGAAACGTTAGTTGCCTACTTACATTAAATTCTAAAAACTTTTCTACGATAAGTGAAAATAAGTTGATTTATACCATATTACTATTGGAAGTGAGATACGATGAGTCAAATAGATTTAATGGCTTTATTAGGGGAAATAGAAATTAACGAAAGCAAGGCCGAAGGCAGGTCATATCTCCTTTCTACTGAAGGCCTTTCGATAGTACAGAGGGTTTATCAATTTGCTTCAGCTGCGAGGAATATCATTACTTATACTAAGAGTAAGACGCTGAAGGATATTTTTAATGTTGTTGATGAAGAGTACGTACGTCAGGCCGTCAGATATAATATTCACCATACTACGTTTGAAGAGGAAATGAAGGTTACGGCTTTCATAGATATAATGAGGTGGAAGATTGCTTATTCGGTTAATAAAACAGTTTTAAGAAATGTCGTTCCGTATGCGGCATTTTTCGTTTCACCAGCAATCTCTCCTTGGTGCGCATTTACAATGAATGTTGTTCATGGTAAGTGCGGTAAGTGCCCTCTTGTTGAGGTTGGCTTGTGTGGAGAAGGAGAGAGGGCTGAAGATAACTTCTTTTATAGATGTTCTGTTGCTTATCCGCCTGTGGTGTATTTGCTTGGAGTGATTAATAGTGAAAAATTTTATCATACTGAATTATCGTCGGCTTTGGTTGCTGAAGCCAGAAAACAAATGGAATTTCCTGATGCTGGAAGAGTTCTCCAGCATTATGGATTAATAAAAATTTAGGAGGCTAAGATGTCAAACGAAAGACAGGAAGGACTCGTCACCAATCAAGAGTCTGTTGCTCGTCAGCAGCAGGTTCCACGCCACGGCGTGCGGGTGGCAGAGCTTGGAAGAGCTCCAGTGGAAATCAATCTTCTTCCAGGCGAGACCGTGACTATCGGAGAATTGGTTCGCCGAGGTCATATTAGCGAATCTGGCGCTCAGATTTATGTTAATATGCGTCCGGTCTCTGATGAAAATTATCAACTTCAGAACGGTGATACCGTCGTAGCAGTAAGAAAAATTACAGGTGCGTGAGATGTCCGGCGAATGGATTACGGTTTGTCTTCGTGGCGTAGATGATGTTGTATATGATAATTTTATTAGTAGATTGTCCTCGATTATGGCTGTTCCGTCACCTTCAGATGGAGACAGATACAGGATATCTTTGCTGTCAGATGATTGGGATGCCTTTTTGACTTTGTTTTACGAAGATGCGAATTCAGACCGTATATCTCCAGAAAACGTTGAAAATGCTATTAGGGATGGCGTTGCGTATGCTTACTTTACGGTATCGCACGAAAGTCAGCGGAGCCAGGGTGGTCATGACGAGGGAAGTGCTCTTACTGCAATTCTTGAAGAAGTGCAGTCATTTGACGTGGTTGACGGCAGTGGTAATGCTCGAGAAGAGTTGCGGGCTTCCAGTTTTGGCGAAGTAACCGTGAGTTCAGAATCACTGCCGTCAACCGAAGTCAATCGGAAAACTTATGGTGCGGCACCATTTAAAACTGCTACTACAAAGGTTGTTGAGACTCAGCTTATTAGAGATATTTGTAAGATTGAAAATTATAACGATAAGTTGGCTTTGCTGACATCGTTTCTAATCGGAACAAGTACCGGAGAAGTTTTAGGCCTAAGAAATGAATTGGTGAAGTTGATTAATGATAGGTTCCGTATGATGAAATTGCTGTCAAAGCAGAGCCATAGGTTGTTGCTGGGTAAGGTTATTTCTTCTACATTGAGTAGCGTAGAAGATGAAGTTAATAAGCAGTTGGCTAATGATAAAGTTATTGCGTTGTGTGCTGAGCTGACTAATGTACCAAAAGAGAAGTTAATTGAGTCATCGAAAACTTCAGTCGAGGAATATAAGGGTTTGGTTAAGAGGATTATGGGTGACGGGCTGAGTATTGTTAAAAGGTTATCTGAAATAGAGACTTCGATTTTTACATTATCAAATATGATTGTGTCTGCTGTTAGCAAAGAGAGTGAAGTGGTGATGGAAAATGCTAAGAGGATGATTGACATTATTAGCGAGTATCCGTTTGTTACCAAGATTGATATTTCGACTGATGGTGTATTTACCGTTTACTATGATGATGTTGTTATGAGGTACAATAACCTTGCTTGGAATCTTGGGGAATTTAAGCTCTGTATTTCGTTAAAGGAAATGAAATCTAAAAATCATAATTCTTCGATGTATACGTCATCCGTCTTTGAGATTAAGAACTTGTCGGTGAAATCTCAAAGACAGCATCCTCATGTGATTGGAGATGGTCGGTCTATCTGCTGGGGAAACATTAAGGATGGTATTTATAAGTTGTTTGCTGAAGGAAACTTGCCTGTTATAGTAAGCTTGGTGTGGAACTATTTACATTCGTACAATCCTAATGATAAGTTCGTTTCTATTGAAGAGTTATTTAGGGAATGGGGGAGAAGCCCTCTTCCTATCGAAAAGAAAGGAGAAGATGATGGACGGAAGGATTGACTTTCATAGGCAATTAGATATTTTTGTCCCATCCGATTATAATGAGCATATTGAAATAATCGGAGCTGGTGGGGTTGGGAGCTTTACCGCCGTTGCGTTGGCTAAACTCGGTATTGAAAATATAAGAGTATGGGATGCTGATACGGTAGAGCCACATAACCTTCCAAATCAGTTTCATTTGGTAAAAGCTCTGGGGTGCTCTAAGGTTAGCAGTGTTAAAACATTGTGTAAGGAGCTGGCCGGAGTGGAAATAGAGGTTGTTAACTCGTTTTGGGATGTAGAGTATGCGAGCGAGTTACATGGTATCGTTGTTTCGGCTATTGACCATATTCGTAAGAATGACGAACATAAGACAGCGGGACGTGAGGAATTGTGGAACACTTTGAAAACTAATGTTGCTGTCGACCTTTTTATCGATGCTAGGATTGGCGGGGAGACTATCAGAACTTTATCAATCAGGCCTGTTAATGATGTTGAGTATTGGTCTTGGTATGAAAATCAGTTGTTTGCTGACGGCGAGGAAGCTCGGCTTCCTTGTACTGCTCGTGCTGTGGTTGACGTTGGGTTTTTTGTTAGTGCGATTATCACTAACATTATAAGAAAGTTTTTGAAGGACGGAGTGGTTAGTCATGAAATTATCTGTAACGTGGCTAACCCGATTCAAATATTTTATCCCGAAGTGGAGGTAATTTAATGTCAAAGATAGAGACGAGAAAGATTATCATTCCGAGAGATGTTTATGAGAAGATGATGTATATCGGTGGCAAGGCTGCCCCCAATGAGGTTCAGTTTTTAGCTTCTGTCCGTGAGACAGGTGGCCCCAAGGAATTGATATTTACCATAGGCGATGTCTATCTGATTGACCAAACGGTTTCTGGTGGTTCAACCGAGTTTGATGAGGTGGCTTTAGCTAACTTTGTGGCATCAGCAGAGCATCCTGAGGATATTTGGTGCTGGATTCACTCGCATGTTAACATGGGTGTTTTCTGGAGCTCTACGGATACGGCTACCATAAATAGACTGCTTCGTTCAACCAAGAAGCTGCTTAGTATAGTGTTTACGCTCGACGGAAAAATGAAAACCAGATGTGATGTGTCTCTGAAGGCGCTTGGGTTATCTGATGAAGTTAAGGCTGAATTTGGTAAATTGCTTCCACGTCATATTGTTATTAATGATATAGATGTGGACGTCAAGGGGGGCCTCAGTGACGAAGAAAAGCAGCGGCTTGACATTGAGTTATCCCAGAAGCTCAAGACTTCAAGAGCTTCGTTCGGCTATGAATCTTTGATTTCTTCCAGTTCGATTCCTCGCTCGAGAGGTAGGTTTGGAACTGAGAAAGGTAAGGGTATAACTTCCGTTGGGCATAGGTGCTGGACTTGCTCGCATTCCTTGATGTCCACATCTGCTCGTGGTGAGTTTGAATGGGAATGTTTACTCGAAGGGGTTGATGGGCTTAAGGTAGACAAGGATGGCGATTGTCCTGCTTATGAAGCTACCGGCTTGTTTAAAGATGAGAAGTTTGATGAGCCGAGTAATGGTAAAAGTCCGTGCGGTTCTTGTGCTAATCTTATGGAAGGTCAGTGCTTGTATCATAAGTCAGTTTCTGGTGGTTTTGATAAATGTCTTTACTACTGCCCTATAGGTAGCCATGTGATTACGGGTTTTAATACTGAAGAAGAAGATAGCAGGGAGGTTGACAAGATAGAGGGTAATCGTATTATTGATAAAGAAGGAGACGACGACAATGACTGAGACTAAATATAACAGGAAAAAAGCTCTTGTCTTTGGTGCCGGTGGTTTCATCGGGTCGCATATGGTTAATCAGCTGCGCAAAGAGGGTTATTGGGTTATGGGTGTTGATATTAAACATCCCGAGTTCTCCCCTTCGCAAGCTAACTTTTTCTGGATTAATGACTTAACGGATCCTACAATTTATCGGTTCTTTAAGTCTTACGACTTTGACGAGGTTTATCAATTTGCTGCTAACATGGGTGGAGCTGGCTTCGTTTTTGTGGGTAGGAACGATTTTGAGATACTTACAAACAATGTAGCCATCAACGTGAATACGGTTGCTAACTATGGTATGTATCCCAGGGCAAAGATTTTCTTTGCTTCATCTGCCTGTGTTTACCCGCAGGAGATTCAGCAGGACGCAAGTCATGTCAGTTTAGTTGAGAGCTCAGCTTATCCCGCCAATCCTGATTCAGATTACGGATGGGAAAAGTTGTTTTCTGAGCATCTATATCAAGCTCTGGCCAGAAATAAGGGAGTGAAAATAGCCATAGCCAGATACCATAACATCTTTGGCCCCGAAGGAGATTATCAATCAGAAAGAGCCAAAGCACCGGCTGCTCTGTGCCGTAAGATAGCTCAATTGCCTGAACCTGGCGGGGAAATAGAGGTTTGGGGAGATGGTAAGCAGACCCGCTCGTTTCTGTTTATAGATGATTGTATCGAAGCCACCAGACTCTTGATGAAATCAGACTACCAAGAGCCATTAAACATAGGTTCGGAAGAAATGGTGTCTATAGATGAGATGGTAAACATGATTGCTAAAATCTCATTTAAGGATGTACGCATAAAGCACGTCGACGGGCCTACCGGAGTTAAAGCCAGAAATTCAGAGAACTCTTTGATAAAGAAGGTTCTTGGTTGGCAGCCTAAATATTGCTTGTTCGAAGGATTAGATATCCTGTATGATTGGATAGATAGGAATGAAAATATCGTGACTTAATGTCATATCAGTAAATTTAAAATATTCCCTCGGATTTTTGCCTTCGGGTTGAAAGTTTACCAAAGTATCGATTTTTTGTATCTTTCTATAATCTTTCTTGTTGACTTGATAAAGTTTTTGTGATATTAGCTTGTTGTTATGTCTGAAGAAGAAAAAACTAAGTATCATACTTTCAGTGAAGACGAAGAAGGCGTTTCCAATATCCTTGGATATCCTAAACACGTAGCCTCATTTGAAACTTATTACTACCTTGGAGAGCTTAGAACACTTAAGGCTGCTGCTTTGTTGAGGTTTCAGCAACTCGTTCCTGATTGTCCCCCAGATTCCCCGAACTTCAAATCAAAGTTCGATAGCTTCTATACAAAGATTAAACGATGGGCAAAGGCTGAAGATTGGGACGGATGGTGTATAAGGAAAGCAGTTGAGGAGAGACAGAAGCGGGACAAGGATGTTAAGCAGAAGATGATGAGTCTTGATAAAACTGTAAGGACTTATCAGAGTTTAGTTCGTCAGGCTTTGGTGGTTTGGTCTGATAAGATAAGGACTTCGGTTGAGTTACGTAACGCTATAGCTTCTGGTGACGAGACCAAGATTATTGCTTTGAGCCAGAGGGAAAGGATGGAAATAAAATCTTTTTCTGAAGCAAAGTTAATGATGGAGCTTGATTTTTATCTTTCTAAACTGCTTGAAGATATGCCCGAGTCATCGTCAGAGGAGCGTGAGAAACTTACTGAAGAAGAACAGGAGAGGGCTGATAAGGTTATGGAGTATATAAGACGTAGAGCGTTGGATGAGGCTAAAGGAATAAAAGAGTCAGATGAATGACAATGTTTCCGAACAGACTTTAGTTAATTTAGAGAGTGATGATGATGTTCTTGGTGAAATAGATAGCTTTGGGAATTTTACGGCGGCTGAAGCATTTAAGATACTGCTTGAGACATACCGTAAGACAGGCGACCCGAAGTATCTGAATCCTGTTGATTATTTTAAGAGTAAGTATGAATATTATCCCGAAGACCCTGTAAGTCTTGAACGATGGATTGAAGACCCCTTTTACTTTGGTCATGTCGGTATCAGCATGTTTCCAAAGGTTAAAGAGGATTTTTATAATATCATGTCAAGGAATCCCCGTCCGATGAGGGTTATATTGAAGGGGAGTATTGGATGGGGGAAGACGTTTTTAACCTGCGTGATAATGGCTCGGATTTTGTATGAACTTGGCTGTTTAAGGTCTCCTCAGCAATATTATGGATTGAGTTCAACCTCTACCATTACTTTTATGAACATGTCTTTAACCTCGCTACATGCTAAGAAGGTTATGTATACTGATTTGAAGGAGATGATAGATTCATCTCAATGGTTTAGAGCTAGGTTTAGGAGAAAGAAAAATTTAGTGAATATGCTGTATTGGCCTAAGAAACTTGTGGCCTTTCTACCAGGCAACTCTTCGGAGCTTGAGCCTATGGGTCAAAATTTGTTTGGGGGAGTTATTGAAGAAGCTAACTTTTTCCCTGTGGTTAAGGCCTCTTCAAGGATTAAAAATACTTTAGAGAGGGAATGGAATCAAGCCAAGCACTTACATGATACAATCTGGAGACGTATGAAATCAAGGTATCAAAGGAAAGGTCGGGTGCCTGGGATGCTTATTCTGAACTCATCAGCTAACTATCCTGACGACTTTCTTGAGCGAATGGCTGGCGAGGCTGATGCGGATACTTTGGTAATCGAACATTCCGAGTGGGAGACAAAGCCACCGTCAAGATATTCAGGTAAGACCTTTTTTGTGTTTGTCGGGGATGCCTACAGGCCTCCGGCTGTGATACAGACAGAAGAGCAGAAAAAGGAGCTTGATAATACAGGGCTCGTCTATGAAGTTCCGATTGAGCATTATAAGGAGTTTCAGAATGATATTGTTGGTGCTATAAGGGATATCCTTGGTAAGCACGCCAGGCCGTCTAATAGGTTCTTCCAGGGTGTAGCTAAGGTTTATGCTATGGTTGACGAGACTATTCCAGTGCCGTTCGCAGAGCGATACAGAGAAGGGACTCCATACGAAGAGCTGTTTACGGCTCTTAAGTACTCTAAGTTTTTCAATCCTATAGCCAATATGAATGGCAGGAAAATTTTAAAGATGCATCCGGACGCTCCGAGATATTGTCATGTTGATTTGGGTGTTTCTGGTGATTCTACGGGGATATGTGTTTTACATGTCGGTAGGGTCGAGGAGGTTAGAAGGAAGCTTGAGACAGGCGATACGGTGAAGGAGATTGTGCCTATATTTTATGTTGATTTGATAATGGAAATACTGCCTCCGCAAGGTTCGCAGATTCAGATAGACGATATACGTACATTGATTATTGACTTGAACCAGAGAGTCGGATTTAAGTTCAGGAAAATAACCTTCGATTCGTGGCAGAGTATATCTACCATTCAGTTGCTTCAGAGGAGGTTTGGTGAGGAAGTCGTTGGTGTGTTGACTACGCCTAAGAGGATTGGAGCTGAGTGGTGGAGCTTGCGGGAAACTTTGTATGGTGGCCGGCTTTTTTGCTATGAGTACCCGCCTTTGCTGCGTCAGCTGATTTTAATGGAGCATGATTTAACTACGGGCATAATTGACCATCCCGTAGGTGGGCATGATGATGTGGCTATTTCATTGGCGAGCGCTGTTTTTTCTGCTATGAAGGAGTTTGATATTTCGATAGCGGACCAGCCACAGAAAGGTATTATAGAGACGAGTCAGACTGCTGAAGAGAAGTTATATAAGGAGACGTTGAAATGGCTGACATCAGATAAGAATGATAAAGTTAAAGAAGAAGAAGAGAAGGAAGACGAGTTTGACGAGTCTTATTGGGATTTGGATAAGGCCTCTCCGAGTGAGGCGAGTGAAGAGCTTAAGAGGATTTTTGAGTTTGACAAGTAGGAGGTGTCAGATGATAATGATAGAGAAATCAGAGAACGGTTACTACGTGATTTTTACTGATGATTCTAACGGTATGGTGTTTGTTACTGATTCTATGGATACGGTATTGAAGAAGGTTGATGAGTATTTAAATTCTGAACAGAAAATTAAAAAGGTTTTGGTTGAGGAACAAATGAATGGCGACAATCAAAGCAAGAATTCATAGGAATTCATCAGAGGAGATGAAGAGATTGGGTGAAAGATGTTTAAAGTTACGTGAGCAAGGAGTTTCTTTGTCTAACATTGCTCATAGGTTTGGGGTATCTTATTTTACTATTTGTAGATGGATTGATAAAGTCAATATCGGTAAGAAAGGTAGGTAAGGGATGTCAAGAAAGCATTTAATGCGTGATGTGTTTTCTGCTGCTTATGAAAGGACGCTATGGGTATATAAGAATGAAAACTTTAGGCCTATAGTGGCTTTTTCTGGAGGGAAGGATTCTGGAATCGTTCTTGAGTTGGCGATTATGGCAGCAAGAGAAACGGGCAGGCTTCCGATTGATGTTAGCTTTTGTGATGAGGAGGCCTTGTTTCCTGGAACTGAGGAGTATCTATTGAGGACGGCATCAAGGGATGAGGTTAGGTTTCATTGGCACTTGTTGACTTATCCGCAGGTGAATATCTTTAATCGTCAAGAGCCATTTTGGTGGTTGTTTGACGATAGGTTGAGTCCAGATAAGTGGGTTCGTAAGTTTCCGAAGTGGGCTAAATGGGTGCCTGAGGTTGAGATTGCTAATGTTGTTAACTATTATAATTTTCCTGTCGAGAAGGGTCAGAAATTGGCTACTTTGCTTGGCATTAGGTGTGCTGAGTCACGGGGAAGAATGATGGGTATGTATTCATCAAAGTCGTTTCATACAGGTGGTAAAGGTGTTAAAAATGTGTGGCCGATTTACGATTGGAAAGCGAATGATGTGTGGAAGGCCGTTAAGGAGTTTGGGTGGGATTACAATCATGTGTATGATGATTGGACAAGGATGAAGGTGAAGGCTAATGAGCAAAAGGTGGCTCCACCTACGATGGTTGTAGCAAGCCTAAAGATGTTGCGTCCGGCTGCTATTTTATGGCCTCGTTGGTTTGATAAATTATGTGAAAGATGTCCTGGAGTAAGAGAAGGAGTGAAGTATGGTAGCGCATTTTTGAATCCGCATAAAAGAGAAGATGAAACCTGGGAACAGGCATATCATAGGTTGATACTCGGGCCTACAGCACCTGAATGGATTCGTGAGAGAGGACAGAAGTTTAAGGAGATTGTTTTAAAACGGCATTATAAGCATTCTGCTTCTCCTTTGCCTCAGATATATGGGTGCCCTGCGTGTCAGCCTAATTTTTCAAGCTGGTTTAAGATGACTGTCGCTATGTATTTAGGGGACCCGTTTTGCTATAAGCAGAGGGTTTTACCACTTGTTGAGCCAGAATATTTCAGGCCTGGTTTTGGAACGTGGAAAGATGGAATCAGTTTTGATAGGATGCCTAAGTGGGTTAAAGACCTTGATACTTATGATGAGACTATAGCGAATATGAATATTAGACTTGCTGATGGAAATAAGAAAAAGAGAAGGAAGGAGGCAATATGATTACTTTTAGTAAGTTTTTTCTTACCAAGGGAGTTGGGGTACATGAAGAAGAGTTGATAAGTTTTGAGATAGCTTTGAGGCAGGCCAAGATATCTCCATACAATATTGTTTGCGTTTCGAGCATAGTTCCACCTAACTGCGAGCTTATACAATGTAGCCAGGAGAATATTGATAAATACTTAAAGCACGGGCAGATACTATTTTCTGTCTTGAGTAGATGTTCTACAAATGAGCATGATAGGTTGATTTCAGCTTCGGTTGGGGTGGCTCAGCCAAAGCAGAAAGAGCATTATGGGTATCTGTCTGAGTATCATGCTTTTGGTATTGATGAACGTTCGGCTGGGTTGTATGCTGAAGATTTGGCTGCTTATATGTTAGGCACTACTCTCGGAATGAACCTTGGTAATAGGATGTCTGTCGAACCAATTTGGGACCCGATTACTGATTCCTTTTGTTTTGTTGGGGACTTGATTGTTAAGCCGCATAACATTACTCAAACAGCAAAAGGGCAAAAAGGTTTATGGACGACCGTTATAGCTGCGGCTTGCTTTGTAGATTAAATTTAGGAGGTTAAGATGAATGATAATCATTTAAAGTCGGTAAATACGTCTCCAGAAGATACCGAACAGAGAATCAGGGAAAAGAGGCAGCGTAAAGTAAATGCTGCTGTGGAAAAGAAGAATAAGGTTTTAGAGCGATTAAAAGTTGAGAAAGTAGATATAGGATTCTTGAAGCCAAATGCTTATAATCCTAACAGGCAGACTGAAGATGACTTTGAGTTGCTGTGCCGTTCAATTGAGGAAGATGGTTTTACTCAACCAGTGCTTGCGTTAAGGGATGGAGTGATAATTGATGGTGAGCACAGGTGGAGGGCTGCTCAAAAACTTGGGTTTACTGAGATACCGGTTGTTTTTGTTGACATGACTCCAGAGCAGATGAGGATAGCAACTCTAAGGCATAACAGAGCAAGAGGAACTGAAGATGTTGAGTTAACTTCTTCTTTGTTAAGAGATTTGGAAAAGCTCGGTGCTTTAGAGTATGCTAAAGATGAACTTATGTTAGATGATGACGATATTAACTTTTTGCTTAAAGATGTGTCAGCTCCGGAGCAGTTAGCAAGCGAATCTTTCTCTAATGCCTGGATACCATGTGAAGGAGTTTTTGATGAAAAAGGAAATCTTGAACAAGAACATATCGGGGCTTTGTCTGAGGGTAAGTCTAAGGAGGGTGTACCTTTAGTTAGGTCTTACACCAAGGAGGCTGCTAAAGCTGTTGTTGAGTTGGACAGGAAAATTGATGCTGCTAACTCTATAGAAGAGGTTGATAATGTTTGTAGGTCATATAACATATTTCATTTCGCTATCACACTTTCAGGTAGGGAAGCCAAGATTGTTTCAAAGGTATTAGGTAACGACGCATCTGAAAACCTTCTTAGGCTTTGTAAAAAGCGGTATGAAAAGATGCGTTTGGAAGGAGATAAAAATGAGTGATAATGAGAAGTTACAAAAGAGTATTCAGAAGTCAAAGGAAGAGGTTGCTGCTAAGGCATCAAAGTTAAAGGAATTAAAGGTTGAGTGGGTACCAAGAGACTCGTTGAAACCTAATTGGTACAATCCTAATCGTCAGAATGATTATGAGTTTGAATTGCTATGTAAAAGTATGGAAGAGGACGGGTTTACTCAGCCAATAATAGCTTTGAGAAATGATAGGGTGATAGTTGATGGAGAGCATCGGTGGAGAGCGGCAGAGGTTCTTGGATATACTGAGGTTCCGGTGGTTTTTGTTGATATGTCACCTGAACAGATGATGATTTCCACTTTAAGGCACAATAGGGCAAGAGGAACGGAGAATGCTGAGTTATCCTTGAAGGTTATGAAGGAGTTAGTGGATTTAGGTGCGTATGATTGGGCTAAGGATTCTTTGGTTCTCAATGACGATGAGATGAATCAGCTTTATCAGCAGATGAATTGGGTGCCGAGCGAAGCTGATAAAGTTAAGGATAGTTTTGAGGTTAAGAAAGTGAAGGACATGTCTGAGGTATCAGCTATGGGGGAGGGTGCCGTCGTTTATGTTACTGAGGATGAGCAGGGTAGAGAAGTGGTAACAGCGATGAGTAAGGAAGCCGCAGATAAGATGAGGGAATTTGAGCAAAGTAAGAATAAGGCAATTGATGCTGAATGGGAAAGGGATAGAGCTAAGTTGAGAGATTGGATAGTTTATTCGTTTTCTTATGCTGATGACGAAGCGGTTATTGTTAAGAAAGTTCTCGGTAATAAGTTTGCCGAGACAATTGTTGAGTTATGTAAGGAAGAGTTGGCTGAAAGAGGTGAGAATGTGGAAGATTGAAAAGTCTTTTACATTCCCCGCGGCTCATTTTTTATACGGGATTGAAGGAGTTGACGCTGAGATTCACGGGCATAATTTTGTTGTTGGGGTAGTTTTGAGCGGTGACGTGCTTGTTAGAAGTGGGGTCGTTGTCGAGAGTAGAGACATAGATAG